AACTTTGTGTACTTATTCGTTACTCTTTGGGACGAAGGCGACACGGACACGAACGCCGAAATCTTAGCCGAATACGAAATAGAAATTTACGACTCTTATTCTAATTACAAAATCACTAAAAAGAACTACAATGAAATCCTTACCATCAAACAAACGCAAGACTGCGATGACTACCTTGAAAAAATCTACGAAGCAAACACCTTTGAAGATGCCTATGTTGAAGAATACAACGATGATGGGACTTGGTGGTTCATTTAGAGACTACCAACTAAATAGGTACTGGGATAACTTTAACTTTGGTCTTTATCACCGAATTTGTGAAATCAAAATGCAGCAGCTATGATACCACAAGAAAAAGCAATAGAGCTGGTAGATATGTTTATGGAGCATACCGTTGAATGGGATAAGGTAACCGAATATGCTTTCGATAGCGAATACCACGCTAAAAAATGTGCATTGATTTCAGTTGATGAAGTAATTGAGGCTTTACACGAGCATCATTGGCAAAATAGATTAATAATAGATTATTGGGAAGAAGTAAAAAAAGAAATAGAAAAGCTATGACACCAAAAGAACACGCAGCACAATTGTACAATACAATGCTTAGGCAATTGCCCGAAGAAGAAAACGAAAAAGGATTGTTTAAGAATAGACTAATAGCTAAGGAAATGGCTTTGTTTGCCGTAGATAATTTTAGAATGTGGCTTTGGCATTCGTACCCTGTAAAATACGGACACGACCATTGGTTAAACGTTAACAAAGAATTATTAGACCTATGAGATACAAACTTACATACAAGATAGGACTGGCAGTAGTTCAAGAATGGATACTAACCTCACAATCTTTAGCCTATTGGAAGAAGCACGACTTGCTTGTTTCAGGTAGATACAATGACGGAAAATTTATAGTAACCCCAATAGAACCATAATGACGAAATTAGAGCTTATAGAAGAGATTATAGAGCAGCACAAGCTATGGTCAAAGAATCGCAGCAGGGAGTACATCTACAAGCGTTATTACCTGTATAATGAACTTCGTGTTTTAGGATTCTCATTAGACGAGATAGGCAAGAAGTTCGGAGGTAAACATCACGCTACAATCATTCACGGACTACGGCAACACGAAGACTTACATCGGTTTGGATACGAAGACTACAAGATAGCTACTAAGCAAATAGATGACGTATTACACGGAGCTACGCTTCCTTTGATTGATGACTCACCTGATTTAGCAAAAGACGTACTAAAGGCAAAAACTTACACCCAGTTCAAAAAGATTCAACGACATATAAAATTGGGCAAGTACGAAAATAGTTTATAGCTGATACAACCTTTTTGAAAGTTATACGTTATCTTTGTAGACGAGTTGGCTGGACACCATAAACTCTAAGGTATTATTGACCCTTGTATTGATTCGCAAGTCCAGCCGCGATGAGATGCAGGGGTTTTTTATTTACTAAAAATTACACAATGAACGAAATTTATTTGAAATGTCAATTTAATGACAAAGACCAAATGATTGTTTCTAAAGGAGATTTTATTTGCTTTGAAATTATAGAAGGCGAACAATCAAAAACGGTTTGCATTGACATTAAACAAGCGTACACCTTAATCAAAACTTTAGAAAATTTTAGCAATGAGCAGTTGGATTAAATTACACCGCAGTTTAAAAGACTGGGAGTGGTATGATGACCACAACGCAACACGTTTACTTTTACATTTGCTTATTTCGGTAAATTACAAAGACAAGGAATGGAAAGGGCAAACAATAAAAGCGGGTACATATGTTACCAGTTGGGAAAATCTTTCCAAAGAAATAGGTCTTTCGGTCAAGCAAACAAGGGTAGCAATGGAAAAGTTAGAAAGGTCTAAAGAAGTGGCACGCTACACGACAAACAAATGGCAGGCTATAACCCTTATAAAATGGGATAAATTACAATGTGAAGAAATTGAAAAGGGCAAGCAACAAGTCAAACAAAGGGCAACAACTAAAGAAAGTAAAGAAATAAAGAATAATACTATACCATCATTTCAAGAGTTTTTAGCTTATGCTTTAGATAAGAAACCAAAAGTCAGTCAGATAGATTTAAGACTTAAATACGAAAGTTGGAAAGAGAGTGATTGGAGTATAAATAGAAATGGTAAATTGCAACCTATTTCAAATTGGAAGTCTACGTTACTAAATACGCTTCCGTATATAAACGAAATATCTTATAGTTTACCATCTGAAATTTGGGAGGGATAGAATATGTACAAGAAATTAACAGACCTAAATGCTGAAATGTTTAGTATTAGACACGAAAAAGACGTACGAGGAAAGTCAATAGGTTGGGATTACGATATGCTACCACTTACAATCAAAGAAGGAACTACAACTTACATAGGTGCAGCTCCTGCATCAGGAAAGACGGAGTTATGGTTTGAGATACTTATAAACCTTTCGTGTTTACACGGTTGGAATCACGTTGTATTTTCTCCTGAGACTGGAAGTAGTGCCGAGATATTTTCTGAACTATGCTACAAGTACATAGGTAAGCCATACGTTCAAGGACAAAACTCAATGACTAACAGTGAACAAGTAAGTGCTGAAATGTTTATAAATGAGCATTTCATTGTAATTGACCCCATAGATGAGGATTTGACTATAACTAAATTCTACCAACTTGTAGATGAGATTGAGCGCAAAGAAGGTATTAAAATCCATACCACTACGATTGACCCGTGGAACGAGTTAACCGAGGAGTTTATTCCTGCTGATTTAGGACGTGAGGATAAATACTTGAGTAGGATTCTTGGTTTAGTTCGTAAGAACGCAAGAAAGACAGGTAGACATAACTGCGTTATAAATCACGTTAGAGACCAACCAATGGTAACTGCAATGTCAATAGCAGGAACTGAACTTAGATACTTTCCGATTCCTACGGCACGAGATTTTTCAGGCGGTCAGGTATGGTTTAGAAAGGGTTTAAGTGTATTGATTCCGTGGAGACCTCCTTATGGTTTACCTGATGCTAATGGAGTAGGTGCAGAAAAGAACGAAGTTCATTTGAAGGTGGCTAAGAGCAAGCCAAAAGGCGTATCGAAAAACGGAGTGTACAAATTATTTTTGGATGTTGAACGCTACCAGTATTATATGCTTGACTTCAAAGGTAATCGTGTTTATGCAAACCGAGGAACTACGTACAAGAAGGAATCACAACGTAAAATTGAGATACCAAAAGACGGACAAATGGAAACTACATCAGAGAAACTTCGTAGACTTGCAAACAAAAACCCTTTTTAATATGGATTTATCACTTAAAATACTATGGGCTAAAACAACCGTATGGACTGTTAAAGAACGAATCAAGAACGTCAGAGAAAAACTTGAAAAGGAAAAGCCTGAAGCCAAAGACTACATCAACGGAGGTAAAGAAAGCGAGCAGTATCTGCTTGAGACTATTCAGGTGATAAACCTACTTGAAGACGAAATAACATCTCTAAACCGAGAGCTTAACCAACTTGCAAGACGAAACGCTCAACTGCGAGTAGCATACCAAGAATTACAAAAAGAAATCAAATACAAAGATGCCACGTTGTAAGAACTGCAAGGAGAAGTTTGAACCTATCCGCTTCAATCAAAAATACTGCTTGAATAAGATGTGCGTTGATGCTTGGGTATCTGAAGCCAAAGTAAAGAGCTGGCAGAAGAAGAAAAAGCAAATGAAAGCTGATTTAGAGACCGTTCAAGACCTTGTCAAAGCTGCTCAGTTAGTCTTCAACAAATACATTAGAGAGCGAGATAAAGCTCAATTGTGTATCAGTTGTGGCTCACAACCAAAAAAAGTAAACGCAGGACATTTTTGGAACGCTAACAACCATTGGAACGTACGCTTTGATGAGGACAACGTTCACCTGCAATGCGAGAGGTGTAATAGTTTCTTATCAGGTAACTTGTTGGAATATCGAACAAACCTGCTAACTAAAATCGGAGCTGAAAGATTCAATCAACTTGAAGCAAGAGCAAGGATAACACGGAAGTTCACCAAAGACGAACTAAAAGAAATAATCAAAACCTATAAAAACAAGATAAAAGATTTATGATTTCAAATATTGCTAAAGAAATGTCAAGCAAAGAACATATCAATCGTAGCTTAGATACAGGTAAAAATGGTGAGGACAATTTTAAATTAGCTTGTAAATTGAATAATATTGATTGTTTCGAATCGGATGAAGAAAACAATATTTACAACCATATAGACTTTTGGATTTTAGGTATGGGAGTAGATGTAAAAGGATATAAAAATAGTCATTCAAAAGGTTTCGTTGTTGTTGAATTTAAAAACGTAAATGGATATGCAGGTAGTTGTTCAGAACAATCAAAAGCAGAATTAATAGCATTTCAATTTGATGGTTATTTTATGATTGTACGAAAACAAGAACTATTAGAATATTGCCGTAAAGAAGTAGAATTAATTTATGTAACATCTTTTAACGAATGCTACAAAAAATTATACCAACGTACTGGTAGAAAGGACTTGATGACTATGTTGAGTGTTAATGATTTAAAATCTTTTAAATTTTTACTCAATTTGCATTTTATATAAATATAATTCCTATATTTGCATATAACAAAATAACACGCTATGAAAAATTTATTTAAAAGTTTGGCAGCATTTCAGCAGGAAGTGCCAGTAATTCACAAAGCCACACAAGGCTATGGGTATTCTTACGCAGATTTACCCAAGATTTTTGAGGTAATCAATCCTATCCTAAAAAAACACGGACTCGGATTTACCCAACAACTTACAAACCAAGAAGGTCAAAACTGCCTCAAGACGGTTATCTTCCACGAGAGCGGTGAGTTTATGGAGTCTGTTTGTATGATTCCTTACGTACAACTCAAGGGTATGAATGACTATCAAGGCTTTGGTTCAGGTGTAACGTACTACCGCAGATATGCTTTGAGTTCTGCACTTGGGTTAGTAACCGACAAAGACACGGACGCTTCAGGTGAACAAGTTAAAACCGAGAAGAAACTGCCTGCAATTGACCAAAAGCGTTTCAGCGCAGCAGTACAAGCCATTGCTAAAGGTGAGTATACTCGTGAAAAGCTCGAAGCATCGTTTGCATTAACTGAAGGTCAAATCGATATGCTTAACGCACTATGAAAGCTCTCAAGATTCGATGTTCTGCCATAGGGAAAATAATGGCAACACCACGCTCTAAAGGCGAATTACTAAGCCAAACGGCTAAAACTTATATCCACGAACTTGTATTAGAAGAGAAATACGGCATCCGCAAGGAGTTTTCAAGCCGTTACACAGACAAAGGTAACGCAGTTGAGGATTTATCTATCTCGCTTGTCAATGATGTCTTAGACGTGAAATTTATTTACAAGAACGAAGAGTATTTTGAGAATGATTATATCAAGGGAACACCTGACGTAAACACGGAAGATGTATTGCTTGACGTAAAATCAAGTTGGGATGCTACAACCTTTCCGTTTTTTGATACCGAGATACCTAACAAAGACTACTTCTATCAGCTTCAAGGTTATATGTGGCTAACTGGCAAGCAACAATCAATGCTTTGCTACTGCCTTGTTGATACACCTATCGAAATGGTAGAGGATGAAATCCGTAGAGCGCATTGGAAACTACACAAGATTGATGAGGACTACGACTTGCGTGAGGAGATTCTGCGAAAACACGAGTTCAGTCAAATACCAAAGAATCGCAGAGTAAAGGTATTCTATGTACAAAAAGACGAACAGGTAATCGACCAAATCAAAGAGAAGATAGAGTATTGCCGAGAGTATTATAACGCCCTAATGAAATTCCTATGAACCTGAAAGTAGAAGACCCAATTGTACTCAAAGTGATGAGCAAGTTTTATGACCGCTCACAACGAGGAATTGAAAAGTACGGTACAATGTTAACACGAACTGATTTAAGTGCATTAGAATGGCTTACGCATTTACAGGAGGAAATGATGGATGCGGCTTTATATTGCGAGCGACTAAAAGACGAAGTAAAACAATTTAAACAAGGATAAGTGGTAAAAATTGCCACATATCTAAACACGAAATGTAAACGAGAGATGCAACTGACGAGTTGAACGTAACCTGCCGTGCATTGGCTGCGGCTCTCATCGTAGGGAGATAGGTTAGCCTTCCGAGAAAAAAGGCTTTTTTAAACTAAACACAATACAATGAAAATAGAAATAACCCACTACGGACACAAA